GGAAAGAAAACCAATGTCTGGTGATAAATTTACAACAAGACACGGACAGAAGGGTACTGTTGGTATTACATATACTCAACGTGATATGCCCTTTACTGAAAGTGGTATTGTACCTGATTTAATTCTAAATCCTCATGGTTATCCATCACGTATGTCTGTAGGTCACTTTATTGAGTGTATTGCTGCTAAAGAGGCAGCTGAATCAGGTCATTTTGTAGATGGTACACCATTTAATAATTATAATATGAAACAACTACCTGAGGCATTACAGAAATTAGGTTATTCACCTCATGGTATAGAAACAATGTATTGTGGTTTAACAGGACGTAAAATGGATGTAGAAATCTTTATTGGACCAGTATATAATGTTCGTCTTAAACATATGGTTCTTGATAAAGTACATGGTCGTGCTCGTGGTCCAAGACAAGCTCTTACAAGACAACCTCTTGAAGGTCGTTCACGTGATGGCGGTCTCAAGATTGGTGAAATGGAAAAAGATGCTATGGTTGCTCACGGTATGAGTCAGTTCATTAAGGAACGTATGATGGAAACTTCAGATATCACTAAAGTATATGTATGTGATGAATGTGGTATGTTTGCATCTAAAGTAATTGATAAGGATTACTATAAATGTAAAGGATGCCAAAATACTTCTCGAATTTCGGCAGTGGTTATTCCCTATGCTTGTAAATTATTATTCCAAGAATTAACAGCAGTTAATATCTTGCCACGTATTAGAACAGAACGTTCGATTTACAGCGATGAGTCGTAATTATAAAACAATTTATTTATAAAACAATTTATTTATAGATTGTTGCGAAACAATAATTAATTTAATCATCTTTCACTCTATTTCTAGTACGTTTTAAAGTAACACGTTCTACCATAGGTCTTGATTTAATTATTTGGTCAGTAACAGCAGCTGCTTTATTTGCATCACCAAAGATATCAGTCAATGATTTGCAAATAAGTTCTTTCTTTAATGGTGCTTGAGTCTTAGAAATATTTCTTCTCAATTTACCATCTTGAACTCCTATTTCATTCTCATCAATAGTTTGAAGATAATTTAATATAAAATCTTCTTTGTCTTTCTTCTCGGCAGTAAGAGTTTTCATCTTCTCTTTATATTCTTTGAGTTTATCATCAACTTCTATATATTTTTTAACTGATTGAACAAACTCAGGCGATACCTTCTTTTTCTCAGTTTCAGACATATATATAAAATAATAGAAAATATTCTTTATTTATTATTTTATAATTAAATTTGATTATTAATATTGGATAAATTATCTCTGCTGAAATTATTTATTTCTTAAAAAAATTTTTAATTTTTATATTTATATATGGTTTTTATATTTATATATGGAATAATATCATATAGTATTACAAATCTTTTAATTATTAGAAATAACTAAATAATAAATATTTTTATATTTCCATACACTATGAAGATTATATTTTAAGTGTATATAATTTGATAAGATACAATAATACTAATTTTAGCATAATGATTTAAGATTAGTGTCTGGTTCATAAGTTGAGTTATTCCATGGACTAATACTAAATTTAGGATTAGGTATTGTGCCACGAATATCATGAGAACCATTCTTGAGTGATTGACCTACAGTATTAATACCAATAACATAACGTTCAGTATTGATTAATTTGTCATCATTAACATTAAATTTAGCTTGAGAAAAGTCAGTATCAAACCATTGTTTATTAATTTCTTTAGGTAAGAAATCTTTTGCATCATACTTCTTGACATTGTTCTTGTTTAAATCAACAGTACTTGAATTAGTGCCTTTAGGAATTGGAGGTTGGAAAGCAGTTTGTAAATCAGCACCGGATGATTCTATATCATTACCTGCAAAGTTAAATAAACTATTACTTGAACTTCCTTTAGGGCTAGTAGCTGGACTGGCAACTGGACTGGCAACTGGACTGGCAACTGGACTGGCAACTGGACTGGCAACTGGACTAGCACGTGGACTTGCACGTGGACTGGCAAGTGGACTAGCACGTGGACTAGCACGTGGACTGGCAAGTGGACTAGCACGTGGACTGGCAAGTGGACTAGCACGTGGACTTGCAAGTGGACTAGCACGTGGACTTGCAAGTGGACTAGTAGATTTTGCATCAGCAAAATATTCAAAATCGGAAAATCTTTCTTTGGCTTTAGCTTTGGGTTCTTCTTTGGCTTTAGCTTTATTTGCTTTTGGTTTAGTCAAATGATGTATTAAGAAACCTACTGCGACTAACAATAAGATTGTAAAAAGTTGATCATTATCCCCAATCATTTAGATATATTTAAACTTAGAAAAAATTTATAGTTTTTAAATTTTTATTTGAAACTAATTTATATTCAGATAAATAAATGTTTACCTAATTATTTTATATAACTATATTATTTTGTTTAGAAATATAATATTTACCTATCTTTATTTTATATAATGATTATGTTGTGTAAATATGTCATATATTTCAGCTAAAGAAATGAACTACATATTGGATAAAACTTTTATTTGAAAACATAAGAAGGAACACAATACTATTCTGATGATATTTTATACCAAAAGAAACTAAATTAGTTGTAATTTTCTACAAACTTCTAGATTATCTTTTAGTATTTCAAAATATTATAAGGAATTAAAAAACTGTTATCCAGATTGTTTAAAAAATTATATTATTAAATTCTTTGCTAATAATTAAATAGATATAAATATTGAATAAATTATATAAAGAAATGATATCTCTATATATAGCTTAATGGACAAACCAGATAAATATTTAGATATGACCGATGAAGATGTTGATAATTTATTAATGGGAGTTGTATTAGATAAATCTTCTAATGAACTGTGTAAGAATGTTTGTAAAAATTGTAAAAGTTCAAATTTAGTATTAGATGAGAAAAAAAATCATATGGTATGTACAGATTGTGCAGTAATTAATGAAGAATATCTGGATGAGAATCCAGATATTGTAAATAATGATAATGAAGGTAGTAATACATCTCATTATGGTGCACCTACTAGTTTTTTCTTCCCAAAGGCATCTTTAGGAACTAAAATTGTTGGAGATAAACGTCTAAGTATGTTACAAAATCAAGGTCAAATGCCTTATAAAGAAAAAAGTCTGATGATAATGATTGAGAATATTCAAACAAAATTAAAAAATGCACGATTTACTCAAACTATTATTGATAGCGCAAAAATTCTATATAAAAAGGTATCAGAATCTGTACATTTAAAAGGTAAACGAAAGGGTAAAAATATTATTATGAGATGTATTAATAGAAGGAGTATGATAGCAGCTTGTTTATTTCACGCATGTAAATTACAAAAAGAAACCCGAAGTCCAAAAGAAATTGCAGATATTTATGATTTAGAAATTAAACATGTAAATCGTGGTTGTAGAAAGTTTTGTGATATTATTGATTCAAATACTCTATTTTATCAAATTAAGAGTTCACAATCAACAGACTTTATTGAAAGATTTTCAAAGAAATTAAACATTGATAAACAATATATAATTATTGCAAAAGATGTATCTAATAATATTCTTAAATTAGATTTAGCATCAACTCACGAACCTCCATCAGTTGCAGCTGGATGTATATTATTGGTAACTAATTTTTATAATATTCAACTTAGCAAAAAACAAATATCTGATATTTTTGGTATTTCAGATGTGACAATTAGTAAAACATTTAGAAAAATTTGGCCTTATCATAAGATTGTATTATCTAATAATATAACTGATTTAATTCTTGAAAAAAAGAATTCTCAAAATACTTCAGATACTAGTATTAATAAGAGTAATCTTATTCTTCAGGATTCACCAGATGAAGATAATATTAAACACAATATAAAGAAACATCTTATTAATGAAGATTCAGATGAAGAAGATGAAGCTACATTTGATTCATCTGATTCTGAATCTGATTCAACTGAAGAAAATTTAAATGAATATAATGTTTAATTTATTTTACACCCTTAAACATAATTTTTAATAGCCAAAAGCCCAACGGCGTTCAGCTCGTTCAACTTCAAATTCATCAACTTCATTAAATTCATTAAATTCATCAAATTCACCAAGTTCATCAACTTCATAAACTTTTTCACCAAGTTCTTCATCAAACCATGGATAACAAATACATTCGGATTCATCATCTAGATCTAATTTGGTCCTATTAGAATATTCATTTTGTTCCCACGATTTTATAGTACGGGCTTTTAAGTGAATATTTTTTTTATGCTTTTGAACAACTGCGAGTTTTCTTGGTGCATGCTTTTTGGTTTTAAGAAATTCTTTTTTAGACAATTTCTTTTTACCATTGTATATTGGAAGCTTAATATTTGATTCAATAGTCTCATCATAATTAAACTTTGAAGACACATGTTTTGTATCAGCAATGCAATATATAGTCTTTTCAGTCGATTTAGTGTTTACAGTACAAAGTTCTTGACTATAAATAACTGAATCTAATGAAAGACCGTGTAAAAGTGCGTCCAAATAAGTTTCCTTACATGGACGGTTATAATAAACTGAACCATTCTTAAAAAAGAACTGGTTACTATCAATAAACGGATTATAATGACTGGTCATTATAATCTTTTATAATACACTTATTATTATTTTTTTTTCAATTTTTTTATTTGAGGAGCTAAGCGAGTCAAATAAAGGAATTGCAGCGATCAATTTTTATAACTATATTAAATATTATAAATAAAACTATTATAAATAAAACCATTATAAATAAAACTATTATAAATAAAACCATTATAAATAAAACCATTATAAATAAAACTATTATAAATAAAACCATTATAAATAAAACCATTATAAATAAAACCATTATAAATAAAACCATTATAAATAAAACCATTATAAATAAAACCATTATAAATAAAACCATTATAAATAAAACCATTATAAATAAAACCATAGTTTTATGTATATCAGTTAATGTTCGCTTTTTATGGTAAATGCTTTATATTATAATAATATTTTATCAACTATATCATCAATATAATCTACAAATTCTATTTTAAAGTCATTATCTATAAGATTAGGATATTTTGTTTTAATTTCATTAATATCCTTTTCATTCTCTTTTGGAACAAAAACAAGTTTAACCCCAGCCTTTTTTGTTCCTATTAATTTAAAATTTAAACCACCAATTTTAGTAATTTTACCTGTCAATTCAATCTCCCCTGTCATTCCAATATCATTTCTAATTGGTTTATTTAATATTCTTGATATAAAGGCACAAGTAAAAGCACATCCTGCACTCGGACCATCTTTGGGTGTTGATGTAGAGGGTGTATGTACGTGAAATCCATATTTGAAATGATTAATTAAATATTTATCTAGATTTTTGCCCACTATATCTTTATATTTATTATAATTTCGTCTGATATAATCAATCGCAGATGTTAAAGAACATTGAACAGACTCTTTCATCACATCACCTTGTTTACCAGTTAATTTTATTTCAAAAGTATTTGGACTTGAAGAAAAATTATTAAATATTTGAATTGGTATAATTCCCCCCTCACCACTAGAAGTTGCATACATACCATTAATATTACCAACTAATGGTTTTTCGTGAATTTTTGTAAAATCATTTTTAGGCATATCAAGGATTTGTATTATCATTTCTTTTGTTATTTCTTTAATTTCACCATCTTTAAAATCATTTTGCATATGGATTCTATCTAAATTGAGTGTTAAGAAGATTTGTTCTATTTTTCTTTTAATTGAGCGAACACCCGCTTCATTAGTATAATTTTCTACTATCCATTCTATCAAACTATTATTTATATTTATCCACGATTCATTTTTTAATCCTACTGATTCTGCAATTTCTGGGATTATAAATTCTTTTACAATTTTAATTTTATCAGATAATACATATGCACCAACTTGAATCTGTTTTAATCTATCTAATAAAATCGGGTCAACTAATGATGCATCATTATAACTAAAAATCATAATTACTTTGTCTAGTGGAAAATCAATACCCTGAAAAAATCTATCTTGAAAAGTTTTATTCATATTTGGATCAGTTAGATGAATAAGAATACTTGTTATTTCATTTATGGAACCATGTTTAGAACAAGTTTTGTCTAGCTCATCAAAATATAATATACATCGTGAATTTCCCATTTCAACCATTTTTTTAATAATTAAACCAGGTTGAGAACCAGAATAAGTATAACCATGACCATGTAATATTTCACCATCATTTTGACCACCTAGTGTAATTTCTGCAAATGGAATATTTAATGCTTTACTAACAGATTTTGCTAATAGAGTTTTACCTACACCAGGAGGACCTACTAAACCAAAACTTGTTCCTTGACTAGATGGATTTGAAATCCATTTTCCAATTGTTTGTATTAAACCCTTTTTAGCTTCCTCATGTCCATATGATAATTTATTTAATTTATCCTCAATATCTAATAAATATCTTTTTGATTTCATAGAATCTCCACATATATTTTTAAAGAATAAATCATCATTAGGTGACGACCAGGGAAAATTTAATATATTTTTAACAAAAGTTAGTTGTTTATAATATTCATTATTATTTGATTTCATTTCTTCTATTTTCTCAAGTACAATTGATTTTATATTATTAGGAATATTTTTATTAGTTAGTAACTGTTTTTTATAATCAATATCTTCTACAGATAGAGATTTTAATTTTTCTAGTTCATTCTTAATATTATTTGTAGATTTCTTTATTTTTATTAATAAATAGTGAGGTAATCTTTGAGATAATAGGGAATAAATATATGATTTATCATTGTTATTTATTTTCTTTTCTTTGGATAATCCTAATAATAAACCTGCTATATCTGCATTATCTTCATTTCCTAATAATAAAAGGAAAATAACATCAAACATTTTTTTAATTTCAGAACCTTTTGATATGAAATCTTTCATAATATTTATAAATGTAGAATTAGAAACTTCCATATATTCCTGATATGATTGTTCAAGCTGTTTAATATAATTTTTAGGATTCATACAATATATATTTCCTAAATAATCATATCTTATAAATTTTTTTATAAATTTAGAATCAATTGTTGATTTTCTTAATTCTAACATAATTTTTGATTTTATTTTTTGTAAGAAACTATAATTTATTTCACAATATTTTATTAAACATGATAAACTATCAGTTATAAATATTCCTTCTATTTTCATATATTCATTTGTATTCTTATTTGTTCGTACCCATAACTCTCTTCCTAATTCTAACAAATCAGAGGTTCTGTTTTGGTCCCAACTTGTTGGAATTCTCCAATAATAAGATTCTGTATGTGATGATACCTCAAAAAAATTTACTTTATATGGTATAAAAACCTTAGATATTTCTGATAATATGAGGTGTTGTTCATTATTTAGATTTAACTTATTATTAAATATTTCAATAATATCTATTATATTTTCATAACCATTATCATAAATTAATGTTAATAATTGAGATTCTTGAAAATATAAGGGTACATCTTTATTCATATTAATAAATGGTATTATTTGTTCAATCGTAGTATCATTCTTTATTATATCATATAACTGTTTAATCATATTATCCAACATATCATTTTTATCTAATTCATCTATAATATATTTATTATATGATGAATTCAGATTTTTTGATATAGAAAATATAGAACTTAAAATCTGATTTTTCTGATTTATATCAATAATATTATTATAAAATAAATTTTCTATATGTTTCTGAAGTTTTAATATTAAATCAGATAAATATTTATATCTATATTGTAATATTTTTAATTTAAAACTTTTAATTGAATTATTATTCATTATTTTTCATTAGATTTTAATTTTATTTCATTCTAATATAATTTATATTAACGCGTTTTCAATAAAATAAATCAGAGACTACAATATTATGCTTAAACAATAGACACTATATTTAAAAGAAACTGAACGCATTTAAAATGATTGCTTGTGAGTTTGATTTAAAAAAATAATCTATTAATAAAGTATATAATGCCAGGTAAAAACTCAAAACAATCCACTAAAACTGTTACTGAAACTCCAGTTGAACCAACTGCTGTCACTACCCCTGTTGTAGAACTTTCTAAACCAGCTGCACCAGTAGAAGTTAGTGCTACCCCTGCTCAAAAGGGTGGCAAGAAAGCAGCTGCTAAGACCGTTGAAGCTGAACCTGTTGTAGAAGTTGCTAAAGCTACTGAAAAACAAGCTGTTCAAAAGGGTGGTAAAAAAGCTGTTGCAAAGACTGAAGTTGTTGCAAAGACTGAAGTTGTTGCTAAGACTGAAGATGTTGCTAAGACTGAAGCTGTTGCAAAGACTGAAGCTGTTGCTAAGACTGAAGCTGTTGCTAAGACTGAAGCTGTTGCTGAGAAACCAGCTGCTAAGAAAGGTGCAAAGAAAGCAAATGTTACAAAAAATACTGATAAGCCAGCTACTACTCAAAAGGGTGGTAAGAAAGCAGCTGATAAGACTGAATCTGCTCCAAAGAAGGCATCTAAACAAGCTACTGAAAAAACTGCTGTTCAAGCAGGTGATGAAGAAGTCGATGAAGATTCTGGCGACCGCCGTATTCGTTCATTCAAGGTTAAACTTCCCAATCGTGAAGATTTTGAAGGTCGCTTCACTGGTCTTACTCCATACCAAGCTGCCAATAAGGCTCTCAGCAAGTACTTTCGTGAAACCGAGAAACCTCTTGTTGAAGTTACTTTTAGCATTTGTGAATCAACCCGTAAGAGTCGCAAATCTGTTTATACCTATGTAGGTAAGAGACAAAAGCTAGAGACACCAGTTGTTTACAAGATTCAAGATGGTCGTGAAATTGTAAAGAGCTTTAAGAACTCTCTCAAGAAGGTTAAGAAATCCGAATCATTAGTTTCCGCCTAAATACAATTAATAGTTATATTCTAAATTATTTCTAATATTTTATAATGATTAAAATATTACTTATAATATTATTTATAGTAGTATTAGATAGAATAATTAATAGGACTATAGATAAATTTACAGATAAATTTACATCAGAACCTTATCCTAATACAAAATATATTATAACTAATGAAGAAATCTATTATCCATTAGTTGACAATGGGCATAGTCTCGAGTATTCACGATTTAATTATATAACCAAAGAGGTTAAACATAAATATGCGAAAGTTATGATGAAACAAATAACTAAAGAACATCCTAAAATATTAGTATTAGGTGTTGCATTAGGGGGAATTATTATAAATATATTAAATAAATATCCTAATTCAAGAGTTACTGGAGTTGATATAACAGATGAATATTTTGATTTAGTTAAAAAATATTCAGATACATCTCGATTAATATTAATAAAAGAGGATGCTGAAGAATATATAGCTAATAGTATTGATTCATTTGATATTATTATATGTGATATATCTGATGGTTTATCAATGCCATCATTTATATTAAGTAAACTATTTTTAGATAAAATTAATAAAATGATATTACCAAATGGTAAGTTTTTAATAAATACAATACATATTGATAATATGATAATACAACAAAAATTAGAAAACTCTTTTCCTAATAAAAAAATTAATGAAAATAAAATAGAAAGTAGAGTTAATACTGTTTATACTGTAAATTTCTAATATATTACAATGATATTCAAATTCTAGAAATTAGTATGTTTAATAAATATTTTATGTTTAATAAATATTTTAGTTTTATCTTATACTATTTATAAACTAATTAATGGAACGTGCTCAATTAAAATTAATTTGCAATTTTAATTAAGCAACTGATGATAGTAATAAACAAATATTCGGATGTATGAATTGTTATGCAATTCAATTAGTTCTATCATTTTATATTTCTATATTTGCTACAAGTTGTTATTGTCTCATATATAATGATATAAATGTTGCTAAAGGATTAGTCTTATTCGTACTATTTGATATAAATAGTATAAATATTATAACAAGAATAAATCTAATGATAATTCCATTATTAGCTTTTAGTATATTGAATGATAAATAATTTATTAATTCTTTTACACTTTTACACATTTAAAATGCAAACTTTTAAATATGCAAATTATTTATAATTTTTTAATATTTTCCTTCTATTATATTCACATATTTATCTTTTGGTATATCTTTTTTGTGGAGCATCATGATACCGCATTTCAATAGATTATTGCAAAACTGTAAAAAATATATATATATGTCTTATCAAGAAAAATATTTAAAGTATAAAAAAAAATATTTAGATGAAAAAATGCAATTTAACAAAATTAACAACCAAATAGGCGGCACACCTATATTACAAGTATTTCAAGAATATTTACTGACTGCACAAAATATTAATTATTTATATGGTAATACTATAAGTAAAATAAACGGTCTTAATGAATCTGAATTACAACAAGTACCATCTATAGCTACTAATTATAATATATCATATATAAATGCACTATTATGGTTTAAAGATTCTGAATTTTTTAATAATATTGAATTATCAGATATCGATACAAACCATCATGACCGTATAATTTTAATAGATGGAATGAATATTTGTAGGAATCCATTAACATTAATATTAATGTTATCATATTATATAAAGCATAATCTACAAACTTTAATAGGACATAGTATGTTAGATGATATCATAAAAATTATGATAAACCCTGAAAATAGTTATAATGAAACTGTAAATATTATAATTAAATATTTTTCTGATTTTTTTGTACATTTATTAAATAATACTTCTAATGATAGAATTAAAGTTATAATAACCTACCAAGGGAATGCTAATAAAATTCATAACACAATCAGAAAAGGACAAATTACAACTTATATTGTATCTGTACAATGTTTAACAGATTCATTAAATCGATTAAAGGATGCATGTAGACAAAATCAGGGTATGCAAAATGATTCTGATGATAAATTAATTATATTGCTGTTACATTGGTTCAAATCTAAAAAAAATCAGGTAAATATTTTATCATTTGATAATTATTTATGGTACACAGAGTTAAAAGAAACTATTTCTTACAATTTAATAAAAAATAATCCGCTAGATTTTTTAATTACGATTTTATATAATAACCCCTCTCATAATTTAGTAACGGAAGAGTATTTAAAAATAACTGAATTAGGTAAAGTTAATGAAGGTAAAGTTACACAAGATGATATTATTAATTTTATAAGAAAAACTATAATAGATGAATTATATAAAATGAATTTATCGAGGCCCTTAATTGAACAAATAGCAACAGTATGTGAGCAATTTAACAGGAGTCAATATTATACTTCTTCTTTTGCTGCATCATGGAGTGACTATCCAACATCTCAAGAAATAATAGGTCGGGCGGCACAAGCAGCGCCAGTGCTAGGATCAAAAGCAGCGCCAGTGCTAGGAGTAAAACCAGCGCCAGTGCTAGGAGTAAAACCAGCGTCAGTGCTAGGAGTAAAACCAGCGCCAGCATCAAAACCAGCGCCAGCATCAGAAAAGTGGTAAAGCAGCACAAGCACCAGAAGAAAATGCAACCTGATAAAATTTTAAAAATTAAACTTATTTAATATCAATAATAATTTTATCAAAAAAACATAATAAAATATAGAAATATAAATAATATGAATATTTTTTGTTAATATTACTAAAATAGCAGCATGTTCAAAATTTATTACATCTTTAGTAGTTGCTAAATTATATGAATTAGGAAAAATAGATTATAATACATATATAAATAAATATTTAAAAAAATGGAAATGTGTTAAAAAATTGACCGCTCGGAACTTTGTTCCATATTCTTCTATTTGACTCGTGGTTACAAAGTAATTCCTCGCCAAATACGTGCTAGTGCACGCAAAAAATTGTTATTTTATGTTATTCATTATATAAAATTAATTATAATGAATAAAATATTTGATATTGTTGTTTTCCATTATCCTTGTCAAGATGGATTAGTATCTGCTTGGGTTGCTAATTTATATCACAAATCATATAATCATATTATCATATTATATCCAATTCAACATGGTACACCTCTTAATATTGAAAGATTAAAGAATAAGAAAGTATTATTTTGTGATTATGCACCTGCAAATGAATATCTTAATACATTAGAAAAAGAGTGTGCTAGTATTATAATTCTGGATCATCATATCACAGCAGCCAATCGAATTAATAAAAAGTATGCATATTTTGATATGAATCGCTCAGGTGCCGGTATTAGTTGGGATTACTTTTTTGATACTAAACGACCCGATTTTATTAATTGGGTTGAAGATCGGGATTTATGGACTTGGAAATATAATGAAACTGCAAATTTTTATGCAGGAATTCAACTAGTATTATCAACGTTAAAATCTGATGATTATGATGGAATGTTTAATATTTTCGATGAATTATTTTCTATTCCTACTAAATCATCATATTATATTGAATTGGGAGACCTTATTAATCGTTCAATTCAAAATAAAGCACATAGTATTGCATCATATCATAGTAAGAAGAGTGAACGATATATTAGAAAAATGAAAGAATATAATATATGTATTGTTAATTGTCCTACAGATATTATATCAGAAGTTGGTTCAATCTTAACTAAAGATTATAATTTTGATTTTGCAGTATTATGGCGATATAATAATCCTACATCTGAATATATTGTTAGTATGCGTTCCAATAATATTGGCAAAGATGCGATTGATGTTTCTGAAATTGCAAAAGAATATGGAGGTGGAGGTCACATGAATGCTGCTAGTTTCTTAACTAAAATTAATCCTATCATATTATTTCAAACTGTGTCTAATACTTCAAATTCATCATCAAACTGACTTATTAATATAAAATCATTAATAAATTCTATTTCTTTTATTGTCTTATGAATTGGTACACATTGTAATTTATTATCAGATTCTGTTTTATGAATTGGTACACATTGTAATTTATTATCAGATTCTGTTTTATGAATTGGTACACATTGTAATTTATTATCAGATTCT